TGCACAGGAAGTTGTGTTCAAGCCAAACCCCGGCCCCCAGACGGAGTTCCTCAGTGCTAGTGAGCGAGAGGTTCTTTACGGTGGTGCAGCAGGTGGTGGTAAATCATACGCCATGCTTGCTGACCCGTTACATGGATTGAATGATCCTAACTTCAGTGGATTGCTTGTACGCCACACTACTGAGGAACTTCGTGAGCTTATCCAGAAAAGTCAGGAACTATATCCTAAAGCTATTCCGGGTATCAAGTGGTCTGAGAGAAAGTCACAATGGATTAGTCCACGTGGTGGCAGGCTCTGGATGTCCTACCTAGACAAGGACATGGACGTTACGCGATACCAAGGTCAGGCGTTTAACTGGATTGGCTTTGACGAACTTACACAGTGGCCTACTCCATATGCTTGGGATTATATGAGGTCACGTCTTCGTAGCGCACAAAGTAGTCAGCTAGGGCTTTACATGCGTGGTACGACTAACCCCGGTGGTGCAGGCCATGCTTGGGTTAAGAAGATGTTTATTGATCCAGCACCAGCTAATGATAGCTTCTGGGCTACAAACATTGAGACTGCAGAAACTATTACGTTTCCTACAGGTCACAGCAAAGAAGGTCAGCCGTTGTTCAAACGCAGGTTCATTCCTGCTAGCTTGTTCGACAATCCATACCTAGCAGATACAGGTGACTATGAAGCAATGCTTCTGTCGTTGCCAGAGCATCAACGTAAGCAGTTGCTTGAAGGTAACTGGGATATCAATGAAGGGGCGGCATTCCCTGAGTTTAACAGGAAAATACATGTCGTTGACCCTTTTGAAATACCACGTTCATGGACTAAGTTTAGAGCTTGCGACTACGGTTACGGATCATACACAGGTGTTCTCTGGTTTGCAGTCAGCCCAGATGAGCAGCTTGTGGTCTACAGGGAACTCTATTGTTCTAAAGTTACAGCTACTGATCTAGCAGACATGGTTCTAGAAGCTGAGGCTGAAGACGGTACTATTAGATACGGGGTGCTTGACTCCTCGTTGTGGCATAAGCGGGGTGATACTGGCCCGTCACTTGCAGAACAGATGAACATGAAGGGTTTACGTTGGAGACCTTCTGACCGTTCTCGTGGCAGTCGTGTTGCTGGTAAAAACGAAATTCACCGCCGCTTGCAGGTAGATGAGTTTACTAGTGAACCTAGACTGGTATTCCAAGCTACCTGCACCAACACTATAGCGCAGATACCTACTATCCCGCTAGATAAGAAGAACCCTGAAGACGTTGATACCAATGCAGAAGATCACTTGTATGATGCTNTNNGGTATGGTATNATGACTAGACCACGTAGCAGTATCTGGGACTACAATCCAAATACGCAAGGTACAGGCTTTCAAGCCGCTGATCCAACTATGGGATACTAACTAATGGCAGATATGGACGAACTCTCCTACGAAACAGATGATGTTGTCGCAGCAGAAAGCGAAACAGATAGCATCTTTGAGTCTGTAAGTAGCATCGTGTCTTTTGTTGAGTCTCGCTTTAAGAGAGCGGAAGATGCAAGACTTGGCGATGAAGAGCGCTGGATGCGGGCCTACCGTAACTATCGTGGCTTGTATGGTCCTGATGTACAGTTCACTAGCAGCGAGAAGTCTCGTGTATTTGTTAAGGTCACTAAGACTAAGACGCTTGCAGCCTACGGCCAGATTATTGATGTACTCTTTGGTAATAACAAGTTCCCTCTTACAGTAAACCCATCTGTTCTGCCAGATGGTGTAGCTGAATCTGTACACATTAACATTGATCCTAATGCTGAAGCTGCGGGTGCTACACTGCGTGACGCTATGACTGATAGCGCAGCACCTACGTATCTCTTTGGGCCAGACACACAACTGCAACCCGGCGAGACTATGCGTGATCTACAGGAGCGCTTGGGTCCACTAAAAGAAAAGCTTGCACCTGTTAGTGACAGGATCGTAGAGGGAGACGGTACTTCTCCTACTACTGTAACTTTCCATCCTGCTATGATTGCAGCTAAGAAGATGGAAAAGAAGATTCACGANCAGCTTAACGANTCNGGTGCATCTAAGCATNTNCGTAGCATGGCNTTTGAGATGGCCTTGCTTGGCACTGGNGTGATGAAGGGTCCGTTCGCTCTAGACAAAGAGTATCCTAACTGGAATGAAGAAGGAGAGTACGATCCTCTGATCAAGACTGTCCCTTCATCTAGCCATGTATCTATTTGGAACTTCTATCCTGATCCAGAAGCTACAAGCATGGACGATGCTGAGTATGTAATTGAAAGACACAAGATGTCTCGCAATCAGCTTCGTGGCTTGAAGTCGCGTCCTTACTTTATGGCTGACGTAATTGAAGACGCTATTGATACTGGGTCTGACTACGTACGTAAAGACTGGGAAATGAAGATGGAGGATGACGATAGCATCTCTCCTGAGACTGAGCGTTGGGAAGTATTGGAGTTCTGGGGCTTTGTGGATGCAGAGATGCTAGAAGAGAANGGCATCAAGATTCCTCGTGAGCTTCGTGACCTACCAGAAGTAAACGCTAATATCTGGACAGTAAACGGTAAAGTGATCCGTTGTGTGCTTAACCCATTCAAGCCTGCACGTATTCCCTACTACGCTGTTCCCTTTGAGCATAACCCCTACAGCTTCTTTGGCGTAGGCATTGCTGAGAACATGGATGACACACAGACATTGATGAACGGCTTTATGCGTATGGCTGTTGATAATGCTGTCCTGTCAGGTAACTTGTTGATTGAGATCGACGAGACTAACCTTGTACCGGGACAAGACATGCAAGTCTATCCGGGTAAAGTATTCCGTAGGCAGGGTGGCGCTCCGGGTCAGGCTATCTTCGGTACTAAGTTCCCTAACGTTGCACAAGAGAATATGCAACTGTTTGATAAAGCGAGAGTGTTGTCAGATGAGTCTACTGGATTCCCTAGTTTTGCTCATGGTCAAACTGGTGTTAGCGGGGTTGGTCGTACAGCTAGCGGTATTAGTATGCTTATGTCTGCTGCTAATGGTAGCATTCGTACCGTTGTTAAGAACATTGATGACTACCTTCTTGCGCCGCTAGGACGTTCCTTCTTTGCCTTCAACATGCAGTTCGACTTTGACCCCGACATTCGTGGGGACTTGGAAGTACGTGCTAATGGTACAGAAAGCCTGATGGCTAATGAGGTACGCTCCCAGCGACTCATGCAGTTCTTGCAAGTAGCAAGCAATCCAATGCTAGCACCATTCGCTAAGATGGATTATATTATTCGTGAGATTGCTAAGAGCATGGACCTTGATCCTGACAAGGTAACTAACTCCATGCAGGATGCAGCTATTCAAGCAGAGATTCTGAAAGGGTTCCAGCAGCCACAGCAAGCCCCACAAGGCGCTCCTATGGGGCCTGAAGGCCAAGAGGGNGCAGTACCCCCCGGAGCTAACGCTATGGACGCTACAGGCGCAGGAGGAGGCACTATGGGTACAGGTGTAGCACCAACTCCGGGTGAACAAGGGTTCTCTGGTAATGTCGCTTAAGTCATTCGTTAATAATAAGGCTGAGTGGGATGCTTTCTGTGAGACGCTTGATTATGACATCTCTATCTATCACAAGCGCCTAGAGCAAAGCGATAACACAGTAGACATTTACAGAACACAGGGCTGCATCCAAGCCTTGCAAAAACTTAAGTATCTGAGGGATAAAGTTAATGGACAAGGCTAAGCAGCAGATGGAGTTCCTCTTTGAAGAGGGTGGCATGGCAGATGATGGGCTTGATCGTGATCCTGTAAGTGGTAACGAAGTACCGTCTGGCTCTATGTCAGAAGAAGTACGTGACGATATTCCTGCACAGCTTAGTGAAGGTGAATACGTTGTACCTGCTGACGTTGTTCGTTATTACGGTGTGAAATACTTTGAAGACCTGCGGCAGGATGCTAAGATGGGTCTTAATGAAATGGAACAGGATGGTCGCATTGGTGGTGAGCCTGTAGACATGGAAGGTGATGATACTCAGCTTACTGCAGAAGAGATGGCTGAGCTTGAGTCGCTCATGGGTATGGCGGTAGGCGGATTTGTAACTGAACAACCTACACAAGCTACTGATCCGTATAAAGCACAAACTGAACTGTATCGTTCACCTGCACCTGTAGCTATTGGCAACACTATGGAGCCACGTGGTTTTCAGGCTGGTGGTACTGTTCCTGCAGCTACACAAGTTATGCCTGACTTTTCTCAGTACGCTGCAGGCTACAGCTTCATGGGGCCACAGGCAGGCCAGACGGGTATTCCTAGCATCCAGCCCAGCAGTAATGTAACGCTATATGGCCCTAACGGTGAGGTAGTCAATCTTATCTTGCCTGCACAGCAAGCACAGTATGATGACCTTATCTCGCAAGGTTATAGCACACAGCCTGTAGCACAAGTACAGACACCTCAAGTTCAAACTGCAGCACAGGATTCC